TTGTCACTATTGATGGGGAGACTCAAATCCATGGCGGTTTGAATGCGACCGGCGACATCAATAGTGCCGGCAGAGTCGTTGATGCCCTGGGCAATACCCCGAACCACAAACACTGATCGCAACCCGCCCTATGCGGGTTTTGTCGTTTTAGGGAGCATTCATAAATGAGCAAAAATAAGCCTGATGGCCAGGACGCCCTTGAGCGGGCCGGCCGTGTTTTTCGCGACACGCTCTACACATCGCGGACTCTGGTTTTTCCTGATGGCAGCACCGCGCCAGTCGTCGAGGGGCGCGTGACAGCCAGCAGTGACGAGCTGCTGGCTCTCCTCAAAAAACACCCAGATCTGCAACTGATGCAGGAGTAACTTCCGATGATCGGAATGGATCGCCGCACCGGCAAACCGCTGTCCGGTCTCGACCATCTCCGGCAGTCCATTGAAGACATCCTCGTCACGCCCGTAGGTAGTCGGCGGATGCGTCCCGAGTACGGCAGCCAGTTGAGACGGTTTGTAGACCTGCCGGTGAATGAGGGTTGGAAAAGCGCCGTACAGGCCGAGGTTGCTCGCTCTCTTCAGCGCTGGGAACCGCGCCTGAAATTGGAGCGGGTGCAGGTCGTTGCCATTGTCGGTGGCCGAATCGACTTCAAGTTGACGGGTGAATACCTGGGCGAAAGCCAACTGCTGGAGGTGTCTGCATGAGCACGGTGGATTTATCGGCATTGCCGGCGCCGCAGGTTCTGGAGTCCCTGGACTATGAAGCGCTGTATGACGAAGCGCTTTCGGCCTTTCGGCAGCACATGGGGAATAACTGGTCAGCGGCGCTTGAGAGCGATCCGGTGGTCAAACTGCTGGAACTGGGTGCTTACGGAAAGATGCAGAACCGCGCACGGGTCAACGATGCGGCCAAGGCGCTGCTGTTGGCTTATGCCAAGGCTGACGATCTTGATCAATTGGCGGCGAACGTCAGGCTTAAACGCCTGGTAATTCAACCAGGCAATCTGTTGGCGGTACCGCCGGTAGAAGAGGTCAAAGAGTCCGACGATGCTTTACGAGAGCGGATTCAGCTGGTCTACGAAGGATTGACGACAGCAGGACCGCGTAACAGCTACATCCTGCATGCCCGCAATGCTTCGGCGTTGGTGGCTGATGCCACGGCTGAAAGCCCGGCGCCGGCGCAGGTAGTGGTCACGGTGCTCAGCCTTAACGGCAGTGGTAATGCTGATCAGGCGCTGCTCAATGAAGTTTACGCCAAGCTCAGTGATGACAATATCCGGCCGTTGGGTGATCGGCTCATGGTTCAGAGCGCGGAAATCCTGCCTTACCGCATTGACGCTGTGCTGCACATGATCGGATCCGGCCCGGAAAATGACGCCATCGTCCATGAAGCTATTAAGCGTTTGGCTGCCTGGATCAATCCACGCAAACGGTTGGCCTTAGAGGTCTCCCGATCCGGTGTCGACGCCCAGCTGCATATCAGCGGAGTCGGTCGGGTCGAACTGAAAAACTGGGCCGATCTGAAACCAAGCAAATACCAAGCGGCGTATTGCACGGGTTACAACGTGGTGCAGGGAGATTGACATGAGCGGTTTGTTACCCCTGACCAGCACCCAGTTGGAGCGAGCTATCGAGGCGGCTTTGTCCGAGAAAACCGAGATTCCTCTACGTACCCTTTACAACCCGGACACCTGTCCGGCGCACCTTTTACCCTGGTTGGCGTGGACCTGGTCGGTGGACCGCTGGGATAGCCGGTGGTCCGAAGCGGTCAAGCGCTCGGCCATTCGCTCGGCGTTTTACGTGCACGCACACAAGGGCACCATCGGTGCTTTGCGGCGTGTCGTCGAGCCTCTCGGTTATCTGATTGAAGTCGTCGAATGGTGGCAGACCCGACCTCAGGGGGTGCCAGGTACGTTTGCCCTGAAGGTAGGTGTGCTTGACACCGGCATCACCGAAGAGATGTACCTCGAACTGGAGCGCCTGGTCGATGACGCCAAGCCGGTCAGCCGGCACCTGACGGGGCTAGCGATCAGCCTTGAAACTGAAGGCGCAGTCAACATCGGTGTCGCCCTATATGAGGGCGATGAAATTAGTGTCTACCCGCCAATGCAGCGTGATATCGAAGTCACCGGCTACATCGGCCAGGTCGGACGTGAACACACCATTGACACTCTGGACGTGTATCCATGATTAATCAGAACTCTCAGTTCTTCGCCATCCTCACGCGAGTGGGGGAGGCCAAACAGGCGAACGCTGATGCATTGGGCATTCCCTGGAAACTGACACAAATGGGCGTAGGCGATGCCAGCGGCACAGATCCCATCCCTGACCGATTGCAAACAAAGCTGATCAACGAGCGGCGCCGAGCACCGCTGAACCAGCTCAAGATAGACCCGGCCAACTCGTCTGTGTTGATTGCCGAGCAGATAATTCCTGCTGATGTGGGCGGCTGGTGGGTACGGGAAATTGGCTTGTACGACGCGGAGGGGGACCTGGTCGCTGTCGCAAATTGTGCACCCAGCTTCAAGCCGTTGTTGAGCCAAGGCTCTGGCCGCACTCAAATCGTGCGCATGAACTTCATTGTTTCCAGTATCACCAACGTGGTGTTGAAGATTGACCCCGCAATTGTCTTGGCAACACGGGAGTATGTGGACCTTTCGATTGATTCGGTGCTGCCGGCCAACAAGACACCTGGCACCTATTTTCAAGTGACAACGGATAAGCGCGGTGTAGTGCAGTCAGGGCGCAATCCCAGCACCCTGGAAGGGTTTGGGATTACCAACGCCCTGGCTATTGGTCAGTATGGGCTGGGTGGTACCACAGCGCCGGAAATGGGTATCGATACTGTGGGTTTGCCGGGGGGCTTCTATTACTTTGGGGCCGGCAACACCAGTTTCGGCAATAACATCGGCCTGGTAAACATTCCCTACGGCGCAAAAACCTACGCCGGCCAAATAGGTTTTGAGCAGGGCAATATTGAGCCACGGGTATTTGTTCGCGGCTGCAAAGCGTCCTACACCTGGGGCATGGCGCGAGAGCTATGGCACGCCGGTAACTTCAATCCGTCGCTCAAGGCGGACAGGGCCACTACCCTGGCAGGTTATGGCATTACCAATAGCTATACCGCCACGCAGATCGACACAGCGCTGAATCTTAAAGCTCCCGCGAATAGTCCGATATTGACCGGCCTGCCTGAGTGTCCTACCGCTCCTACAGGTTCAAATAACAGGCTGATCGCTAACGCGGCGTTTGTTCAGAAGACGGTTCAAGACGCGATTACTGCGGTGATGGACGGCGCGCCAGGTGCCCTTGATACGCTCAAGGAGCTGGCAGCGGCATTGGGTAATGACCCGAACTTCTCGACGACCATACTGACGGCGCTTGGCACCAAAGCGGATAAGGCCACCAGCTTGGCGGGATACGGCATTACTGACGCCGTTAAAACCGGACAGTACGGTGTGGGCGGATCCACTGCACCTACGGTAGCCATTGACACTGTGGGATTGCCTGGCGGGTTTTACTACTTCGGCGATGGAAACACCGGGTTTGCCAATAACGTTGGCCTGGTGAACATCCCGTACGGAAACAATGGTTACGCGGGCCAACTTGGCTTTCGCCAGGGGCTGGTTGAGCCTGATATCTATGTGCGTGGCGCACGCTCGGGCGGTGTATGGGGCAATACCCGCAAGCTGTGGCACAGCGGTAATCTTGATCCCAACACCATTATGCCGCCCGGTACCACCATTGCGTTTGCTGGATCCAGAGTGCCTGCAGGTTTCTTGAAGGAAAACGGCGCTGCTGTTTCGCGTACGGCCTACGCAAACCTCTTCGCAGAAATCGGTACAACTCATGGTGCTGGAGACGGCAGTACGACATTCAACTTGCCGGATAGTCGAGGCGAGTTTATCCGTGGCGCTGACGATGGTCGGGGCGTTGATCCCGGCCGCACTGTGGGCAGTTGGCAAGACTCGCAAAACAAGGATCACAACCATCTCTACGGCGCGATTCATAACAACAGCTACGGCCTCAGCGCAACCGGCATCGCAGGCGTGAGTCCTGGGCAGGCGCAGTACGCAACCTCGTCTTCTGGCGGAAGCGAAGCACGCCCACGCAACACCGCACGACTTATGTGCATCAAATATTGAGGTGATCCATGAATGACTCTGCACTGGTGGTGCATCAAGCCCACCCTGTGACTGGTGAATACCTTGGGCCATGCCAAGCCGATCCTGATCCCCTGGTGGAGGGAAACTGGCTGATTCCTGGCATGGCATTTGTTGAAAAGCCACCCGAGCCTAAGCCAGGTTTTGCGGTCGTGCATGTGCCTGGGAGTGATGAGGTGTGGACTCAGCTCGCAGACCACCGCGGCACGGTATACCTGACTGAGACGGGGCAGTCGGCGCAATGGGAGACCTTGGGGCCACTGCCAGACTCGGTCACCGACAAGTTATTCCCAGGCCTGGGCTACCGTTGGGATGGCCATGATTGGCTACTCGATGATGAGCTGCGTCTGGCCAACCTTGCCGTCGCCGAGCGGCTTTGGCGAGACGCGGAAATCGACCGCGTGAAGTGGCTGCGGGAGCGTCACCGGGATGAAGTCGATTCAACCCGACCCACCACGCTGACGCCATGGCAGTCCGGTGAGTTGCTGGATTACGTCCAGGCATTACGTGATTGGCCGAGCGCCGCCAGTTTTCCGGAGGCTGCGCATCGGCCACAGGCACCGGATTGGATCGTTCTACAGTCTTGATAACGCCTCGCTCGGTCGAGGCGTTTTTGTATCAGTTAACCCACCACGGCCCCGCATATGCGGGGCTTCGTCATTTATGGAGACTGCACAATGAGTGCAACTGGATTTTTCCACGGTGTCACGGTCACCAACGTCGACACCGGCTCGCGGCCTATCGCGGTGCCGTCGTCATCCGTTATCGGTCTGTGCGACACCTTTACGCCCGGCGCGCCGGCGCTGGCAAAGCCTAATCAGCCGATGCTGCTCACGAGCGAGCGTGAAGCGGTGGCAGCCTTTGGACCTGACTCGGCGATCACTCGAGCAGCCACAGCGGTATTCTCGCGGGCCAAAGCAGTCATCGTCGCAGTAGGCGTCGCAGTCGTTACCGATCC